CTTGTACCTGTCATCACAAAAGCATAGTCTTCAGTTGGTGGGAACTCTTGGTACATCAGGGTTTCATCCTTGATACCCTCTGCCATCTTCCATCTCCACCAAGCCATCTGGCGTGAGTTTATCTCAACACCGTACATCTTTTTAATTTCTCTAACCCATTCCTTCTCTTCGGGTTTGAGTTTACCGTCCCAGTAAACCTTGTACTCTTTTGTATCTGGTCCTACAGAGTAATACTCGTTGCGCCACCATCCACAAAATATTGCACGCTGTGTTCTAGCCCTCTTAGCGGTCTTGTACATATCGTGAAACATATTGAACCCTTGTGCAGTGGATTCAAAGATGTACAGACGCTGAGGATTCTTTTCTGCAAGAGATGCTATCAGGGAAGCTAGACCTTCGTCATTTCCCCAGGAAGCGGTCTCTGTTGCATGAAGGTAAGTAATAGCCTTACCCTGCCCCAACCTAGCTTTATTTCCCGCAATTTGATAGAAGATGCGAGACCTGTTCTTGAGGACCATCTGGTTTCTATTGTGGGCAACCAAAGGAATCTTATATTCTTTGGGCAGACCATCAATATACATTCCCAACGTGCTTCGGAACATATCCCTGTTTTCTTCTGTATCTGAAACAAGAGTCCCTTGCCATCCTGGGTGTGTGAACTGCCAATATAAATCAAGAGCCAGGGATACTGTGGTAATTCCCAGTTGCCTGCCTTTGAGAATAACAAAGAAATGGACATCTTCTTTTAACCCCTTATCTATTTCTTCCATGACATACGTCTGTGTCCCTAAGAGCTTACCCATTTTCTTGAGACCTTCTTCTTTTGTCTCAATCTTTAGTTCGGCACAGAACTTATAAAACTTGGCTAGGTCAAAATCCATCAAGCCTCCCAGGGCATTACTTCACCGTACTTGTCTTTCATAAACTTGTGACCTGCTTTAAAGAACTCTTTTGTCACACTACCAGGGTTACCACCCAGTCTGAAATTAAAAGTATGTTTCTTAGTCGTCCCAAACTTGGGGAACATCTGTTTAGCAACTCTGTAGAACTCTCTGTCAGAACCAAAGCCAGGCATACCAAGAATTGCAGATATTCCTTTTAACTTGTCTGTCCTCATGCCCCACATACACCAGTCCACAAAGTTACAACCCTTGTTGTTCCAGTCCTCGTGCAACTCACCCAGTGCTTCACACCTGTCGTTGAACAAGAACTCTCCGTCCTTATTGTGTATCTTACGCAGTGAGTATGCCCAGTCATTATCTCTGTTGATAATCTCCATCAGGCTTGCTACGTGGTTGTGGTCAAACCAGTCATCATCATTACAGAAGAATGTAACGTCTTCGTTAATCAGGTGAGGTACTGCTGCCAACCACCTGCGACCATCTTTGTCAGGAAAAGCTATAGGGGTTGGGAAGACACAGACGTGCTGGTTCTTCTTTAAAAGGAGTCTGGGGAGCATACCGTTGTCGTACAGTAGGTAGTGCTGGACAGGGTATGTTTGAGCCTGTACGGAGGCTATACACTGGTCTAGCTCAGGTCTACCTTTGGTGACAGTGACAACTGCTGCGGTTAGTTTTCTTTTTATCATGGTTCTTGTATTTCCCAGTTTGCAAAATGAAAGGCTATGTCTCTACGTTTAGCGCATCTTATCAATTCTTTGTAAAAGACTTCTGAGTAGACCTCTGCCCACTCCTTTGCCAACTTACGTTTACTCGCAGGACTAATGCACTGTATGGCCTTCCTCATCTCTGCTCTTAGTTTCAATCTTGAGTTGTACAGCTGCATCTGTATATCCTCTGTTGTATCCATATGCCAATACCTTACCCATGTTGTTAATTAACTCTACTCTGTGACTCTCTGAAGTCAGCAAGGCTTCTACAAGCATATAGCAACGCTCTCTAAGCTCATCTTCAGTCATCCACAGTAGTTCTGTCATTATGAGACTCTCCAGACCCTCAAGTATTCACCCTCTGCCTTACTACTAAACTTAAACCCCAACCGCTTACCCGCCCTGTAATTGGCATTCAACACCTTCGCCCTTGCCGTCACAGGCACAGTAAAACTATCTCCCACCTCCATATCCTCGTACGGGTATGCGTACACCACCCGTGGGCTTGGCAGGATACTTCCCTTTTCTATCTCTAATATCTCCATATAATCATCTCCACCTATAATCAGATAATACCATAACTCTAGGGATAAGCAAATGTTAGTACGCACATACAGTGAATATCACCTGGGTGACCAGCTCATCCACCTCAACTACTTACGCAAGGTTTGTGAGTTCAACCCAAACACAGAAGCCATCCACTACTGCAAACAAGAGTACATACCGCAACTCCTCCCACTATGTGAAAACTTACCCATCACCCTACAAGACCTCACCCACAACAAAGATGCAGTCAACAGTTGGATAGGTACAGACGGATACTTCTACCGTTCCCCCCTCAAACGCAACTGGGTAGCCTTCCACCTAGACTGGTTCTCCCACCTCAGTAATCAGTTAGGTGTGATGAACCCTATGCAACACCCAGACGCTTTCCTCTTCAACTACCCAGCACTAGAGAAAGGCAAGCACCCTAAATATGATGTGCTCATCATCAACTCTGTACCCATGTCTAACCAACTCACAGACTACAACCCGTGGTTCTTCCAGAACATGGTTAAAAAGTATCTGGCAGATGACCACACCGTTATGACTACCCTACCCACAGGGATGTGCCAATCTACCCTAGAACTGGGTATGTCCGTCACAGACATAGGCTGCCTGTCCAAAACCGTCAAGATAATCCACGCAGTAGATACAGGACCCCTGTGGACTACCTATAACAAGTGGAACAAAGAAGCACACAGAACCGTATACGGAACTACATCAGACGTACTACCACTCAACACAGTTACTAAACAACGTCTGGCATAAATACATATTTTTTTATGGGGGGGGATGCGTGGGGGTCACGTACATTACACCCCCTAGTCCCCAATAGGTCAGTGTGCACTCACATCACAATATGTAAGTTATTACTCACTCCCATATCCCTGGTTAGTGAGCACTTGCTTCAATATATAAATATGCGTGAGAGGAGGGCGGGGAGAGGCAGTCACCCCTCTATTTTCTATCTGTCCCTAATTGTTTACTTACACTATAGATATATAGATATACACCCTCTTATGTATTATCTCAATATGATATTAATATATATTCTAACATACTTGAATACATATTTACAGTTTAATACTTTATTCTACTAGGGTTTATATATTGAAAATAATTGAAAATAGTTGTTGACAATGGTTTGTATATATATATAATACATAGTAACAGAGCTTGATAACTCTGTTAATCCTAACTTAAACAATCCTCACCTAAAGGAAGACAAAATGCAAACAATTATTGAAAATGCTGATTTTATCGCTGTAATGCTTGACGTATTCTTGTTCGGTTTAATGATTGGAATCGGGATAGCTCCAGATAGAGCCAAATCTAACTTTGACAATTCTTAAACAATCTTCTCCTAAGAGGTAATTATGAAAACAAACAATGCTTATATGTACATCATCAGTGCTCATTTTCTGAGTGCACTTGCTAATGGTGACTACTCTGGCTTAACTAATGAGGAATCTATTCTTTTAGATACATGGTTTAAAAATAACAACATGGAAGGCTCTGTGTGGGATTTTATGCCGTTTGAAGGTACTGATTTCTTTAAGTGCGAGATAACTGGTTTGATGAGTGATACCGTTGAGATACATCAACACTTCTTTGACGAATCTTTTATTTAATTTTAATCCTAACTTGAAAGAAAATACTATGACAAACACTACATACAACGGATGGACCAATTACGCAACATGGAGAATTAATCTCGAAATGTTCGATGATGTGAATATGGGAGACTTTGACGGTACAGATGACGCTTTCCCAAATTACAACTACATTGGTGAGCAAATGAAAGATTGGGCGTTGAGCATTATTTTTGATTCATGCTCTAAAGGTTTGGCTTACGACTATGCTTGTGCGTTCTTAGATGATGTTAATTGGTTTGAAATAGCCAAAAATCATCATGAGGAAGATGTTGCTCAAAACGTAATGATTGATGAGGAGTAATCATGAAATATTACATCTACACTTTTGGGGTTTGTGTCTGTGCAGGTAGCTTGTACCTCTTGGCAAATGACCTGTTCATTGAGAATTTATCTAAAGGGGACACTTTGGGTTTGTCTTTGGGATTCTTGATAATGTTGGTGTTTTTCGTGGTCGAACTAACCCGCATAGAACATGATGAGTAAGTGCGAACAACTGGGGGTTTGTCAGAGCCTGAAGCCCCCATGTTCCAATTGTCCAAATAAGGGGGTCTTATGAGGGTTTTAGTAGCTTGCGAAATGTCAGGCAGGGTAAGGGACGCATTTGCTGCGCTTGGTCATGATGCCTGGTCGTGTGACATTTTGCCCAGTATTTCACCAGGTCAACACATACAAGGGGACGTTTTAGAGGTTATCAACCAGGGCTGGGACTTAATGGTGGCGCACCCCCCGTGCACGTATTTGAGCAATGCAGGGGCTAGACATTTGTACCCTAACAAACAATTAAACCCTGCGAGATATGAAAAAGGTTTGCAAGCAAAAGACTTTTTTCAAGCGTTATTAAATGCCCCTATTGAAAAAATATGTGTAGAAAATCCAGTTCCATCAAAAGTATTTGGTTTGCCAACGTATACCCAAATGATTCAACCTTGGTATTTTGGTGACCCATTTACAAAAAAAACATTGTTGTGGTTGAAAAACCTAAATAGGTTAATGCCCACTAACATTGTTGAAGAAAACATTGTTCCTTATTTGCCGTCAGGTACTGGCAGAAAATTAGGAGGAAAAACACTGGGAGTGTCCAAACATGATTCAACAAGCAGAAGTTATACATTTCATGGCATTGCTAACGCAATGGCTGCACAATGGGGTTAAAACAACCCCTGCGCCCCTTTTGGGGGCTGGGTAAGGGGTAAGTGTGGGTAATAAAAATAATGCCTATAAAGCCTTATAAAGTTATCCACAGGCTAGATTGACCATATATGCATTCCTAATTATTAATCATAGATTAATAATTACTCAATATTGAGGGAATATATATATACAGGAAGATGTATTGAGTAAAATTGTATTGAGGTCTCTATATTGAAAACTCTATATTGAAAATTCTATATTGAAAATTCTATATAGAGGTCTCAATATAGAAACTCAATATATAAAACTCAATATAGAGACATACATATATTATATATAGTATGTAGTAGACTTAAACTTAAGAGGGACATTATGATAGAACTATTGATAAAACGTAGAGAAGAACTGAGGATTAAATATCGTAGAGATATGGACATAGAGGTAGCGTACAGACATAAAGAGGTAGAACTACTTATTAAAAGATACCGTAAGCAAATAGAGCTGGAGGTAGATGCTGCAGGGTTTAGGGAGGAACTGGATAACCTGGTGACCCTTATGAGTGGACTGGAGGCAGTATGAGTAAAGATAAGCCTGTGGCGTGGGTTATTCATTCAAATGGAGAGGAACACGGTTTAGATTTTTGGCAAGATGAAATTAATGATTTGCCAATAGGCACGCTTCTTTACACCACGCCACAAACTAAAGAATGGGTAGGGTTAACTAATGAGCAAATTGTTGATTTGGTAATAAAAAACGCAGGTTTTCCAACTAAATTAGCAAAAGCAATAGAAGCTAAATTAAAACAAAAAAACAACATAGGGGTAAACGATTAACTCTCAAGACTAATCATCTAATGCTATAATCCTATCATCACATATACGTATGTGATATTTCCTAACTAACATGAAAGTACACAATACCATGCAAATAAAACTATGTATCGACTGCACCCACTATAGGCTTGACTCATTTGGCAAGGCCAGACACGGCAGATGTGCCCGTGACGACCATCCAAGCCCCGTAGACGGGTCTCATGTCCGTTTTGATGACTTACCCTACTGTGCCACTGAGCGCAAGGAATACACCTCAATAGACACTTGTCGTATTGAAGCTAAATACTTTGTAGCAAAGGAGGTAACAAATGTCTGATTTCACTCCAGCAACAAGAAACAGTGCTATTTGGTCAGGAGACTCCCGTAGAGTCGCTATGGGCAAGGCTAATGAGGTAATCCTCACTAAGCAAAATAAGCTCCCCATACCCGATTTAAGCACCATAGAAGCCGTCCAGATGGGTCATGTGATGGAACCCGTCATTGCTAACCTGGCTCAAAATAAACTCAAGGTAGAACTTAAGAAGGTGGAGGAGTCCCTCACACATCCTAAAGAGCCTTGGTTTCGTTCCCACTTTGATTTTGTAGGTACTGAAAATGGACAAACAATTCTGGTCGAATGTAAAAACTACGGCAGCCATCAGCGTAATAAGTTTGATGATGTTTCTAATACCATTCCTAACTCTGATATGGCTCAGTTAGTCCACGAAGCAGCTGTGTTTGGTAATACTCGCATCTATCTAGCCGTCCTATTTGGTGGTCAAGAGTTCGTCATGTTCCCGTTCGACATCTCTGACCAACAGAAAGAGGAGCTAATCAAGAAAATGGCTCAAATTTGGGGTCATGTACAAGCTGGAACTACCCTCCCGCCTGAAGACTTAGACCAAGTAAAGCTATTGTACCCGCAGGATGTCACAGGAACGGTCAAAACAGCCTCTATGAGCGTAGAAGAGGCTTGCAGGGCACTTAGACACCTTAAAGACGAAATCAAGCTCCTAGAGGGGCGTGAGGAACAGTTACAGACTCTGGTAGCTGGGTTTATGGAGACTGCATCTAGTTTGCAAACTGTAGATGGTGCAGTGCTTGCCACGTGGAAGGCTGCGAAAGCCAGCAAGAGGTTTGACGCTAAGTTATTTCAATCTGCTATGCCAGAGCTTTACGACCAGTTCGTAGTTGAGCAGGCTGGTTCTAGGAGGTTCTTAATAAAATGAAAGCATATCCAATCATGTACAAACACCCTACCACAGGGTTAATTGTGGCGCACGAGGGCATGGAGCTTAGAGACTGGTTCGCAGGGTTAGCCATGCAAGGTGTTATGAGAGATTTAGATGAAGACTTTGAACCATCAGAATTTGATGACCTTGCTGAATTCTTTTACACAATGGCAGACGCAATGATGAAATTTAGGGAGAAAAAAAATGTCTAATTTAGTACCACTACAAGATATTACGCAGATGGCTGAGGTTGCAGCGGGTAGCAAGATGTTTGGGTTCAAGAATCCTCAAGAGGCTATGGCAATCATGTTGCTATGCCAAGCTGAGAATCTACATCCCGCAGTTGCTATGCGTGACTACCATGTAATTCAAGGTCGCCCAGCTCTCAAGGCAGATGCCATGTTAGCTAGATTTCAACAGGCAGGAGGTAGCGTTAATTGGAAGGAATACACAGATGCGGTTGTCACAGGCATATTCTCTCACCCGTCAGGCGGGAGTCTTGAAGTCAGTTGGTCGTTGGCACAGGCTAAGAGCATTGGGATTGCAAACAAGGATAACTGGAGAAATTATCCTCGGGCAATGTTACGTGCAAGGTGCGTCAGCGAGGGTATACGCTCGGTCTATCCAGGCTGTGTTGTTGGGGTTTATACGCCAGAGGAGATTCAAGACTTTAAACCGTCTAAAACGATTGACATGGGTGTTGCGGAGCGAGTTGAGGACACTCAGCCAATTGACGTTGTGGAAGATGGAGCGTTTAAGCTCTACGTTCCAAATTTAGATGAACCACACTCTAGCTACCATTCTGTGGAAGACTGGATTGCAGCCTACGGCAACATGGTTAGCAGAATCATGTCATCCAACAAGATTGTCGAATCTGAAAAGTCTAAGAAAGTAGATTCACTGAAGATGGCAAATGAGCTAGTAGTTGAGGGTTTTCAGACGGTTGAAAAACTTAAGCTGAAGGCTGCTATCGGAGAAGCTGGAGGTAACCCACTCCCAAAAGCAGTAGTGTCTCAGGACGTATAGGAACTCAGAAAGGTAACATCTTGAGACACTTACAAAATGGATTATCCATCACACCCCAAGACGCACTTGCACATTATGGGAGCTTCAGGCTTGCAGCCCATATCGAAGTCCTTAGAAAAGAAGGACATCCCATCATTACAAAAATGGTTAGAGAGGGCGGGAAAGAGTACGCCCAATACAAATATTTATCAGGAGAAAAAACACATGGCATCTAATCCAAACTACCCAGACAAACCAGGCTACGGGACACTTTTCTTTGTCGCACCTGAAGACAAGAAACACCCACAAGGACCAGATTTCACGGGTCACGTGGTGCTTGACATGGACTACAAAGCAGGTGAACGCCTTAATTTTGGTCTCTGGCAAAAGCAAACCAAGATGGGTACAACCATGTTTTCCGTTCGTGAGGACAATTGGCTGAAGAAAAAGCGGTTAGAGGACCAGCAGCCGAAAGAGGTTACACCTGGTTACGCTAAACCTAGAAAATTTAGTCACGACTCTGACCCAGACATTCCTTTTTGATGGTAACTAAAAAAACATCACCTACACAACGTTCGTTAGCGCACTTAAGAGAGGAAGGGTGGCTGGTGGAGATAGTTGAGCATTGGAATCCTTTTGCAAGAGTACGCAAGGACTTGTGGGGGTGGTGTGATTTACTTTGCCTTAGAGGTGAAGAGATAATGGCAGTCCAAGTGACCGCATCTGGCGTGTCATCTCGTATCAAAAAAATTCAAGAAAGTGAGACATTATCATGGGTCAGGAAAGCGAACATCAAAGTAGTCGTGCACGGCTGGAGGAAGAGCGCAAAGACGGGCAAGTACACTCTGCGGATAGAGGACATATCATAGAGCTGAAAAACATGAGTTTGCAAGAAATCTATGACATGGCTTATCAACAGGGGTTTGAAGATGGTATGAGCTTTATCACAACTCCTAAGATAGCTCACGGATAAGGGACGTTAGCTCAGTTGGTAGAGCAGCGGACTTTTAATCCGTTTGTCGTGGGTTCGACCCCCGCACGTCCCACCAAAACAGCAGTGGGAGCTTGCTACAGACGCAAAGTCTGAAGTTAGGACAGGTGCTGACAGACCACCTGTAATTCCACAGTCTGTCAATTTCTTAACTTAAGGGAAAACATGAGTAAACCAATGCAAATAACCAAGGAACGGATAGAGGCTAAAGTTGAACGCATTACCGAATCAGGATGTTGGGTTTGGATGGGAGCAACGCAAGTTAGAGGATACGGAGAGATACTGTCAAACAACAGGAAGTTATTAGCTCACAGGGCTAGTTATGAGGCTTTTATCGGTCCAATTCCTAAAGGTATGTATGTTTGTCATGCTTGCGACAATGTTTATTGCGTAAATCCTAATCACTTGTTTTTAGGAACACAAAAACAAAACTTGGAAGACATGAAGTTAAAAGGAAGAAGTACAAGAGGAGAGAAAAATGCAATGTCTAAACTTACAGAAAATGACGTAAGAACAATTAAAAAATTCTTTTTCACAAAAGAAGATGTAGCAGATAAAGAGATAGCAAAACTTTATAACGTATGCCGACAAACAATTAACGATATTAGAAACGGAAGGAAATGGAATCATGTCTAAAAAAGGAAATATATTCGTCTGTACGCCAATGTATGGTGGAGTCTGTACAGGGTTCTACGCACAGAGTTTGTTGACACTTGGTCCAACTCTCAACAATGCTGGTTACGATATGGCATACAGTGCTATGTTTAACGAGTCACTCATTCAGCGTGGTAGGAACGCACTAGCACATAACTTTATGGCTAGAAAAGAATGTACTCACCTGATGTTTATTGACGCAGACATCAAGTTCAACTCTCCTGACATTATTCCTATGTTGGAGGCAGACAAAGACATCATCTGCGGTATCTATCCTAAGAAGGAAATAAACTGGACAGAGGTCGATAAAGCCGTCAAGGATGGTGTGCCTGTAGAAAGTCTTAAACACCGCACTGCAAGCCTTGTAATCAATTTAAAAGACTATTCTGGGACTGTTACAGTACCTGCCAACCAACCAGTTGAGATATTCAACGGTGGCACAGGTTTTATGTTAATTAAGCGTGAGACTTTTGAGACACTTAAACAACACGTTCCTACTTACAACAACGATATTACATTCCTGCATGGTGGTATAGCGTCTGACCGCATCACAGAGTATTTTGCTTGTGCCATAGAGCCAGGCACAGAGAGATTGTTGTCTGAGGATTATTACTTTTGCCACAAAGCAAGAGAAGCAGGTTTAAAGGTTTGGGCAGCACCCTGGGTACAACTGGGTCACTTTGGTAATTACTTGTTTGAGGGTGGTTTACTACCAGCACCATGAAATACAAAATCAATGATTTACAAATAGAGATGGGTCACAACCATACTCTAGAAAAATATCAAATAATGTATCCTTTATACGACAAATTCTTGCCACACTTGGCTAAGTATCTGGAAGGGGGCGTTATAGACGTAGGTGCAAATGTAGGTGCGCTTATGGCATCTATGGCAGGTGCTAACCACAAATTAAATTTTGTGTGCATAGAAGCTGATAACGGCACTTATTTGACGCTAAGAGAGAATGCTCAGTTGGTCAGGGAGCGTTATGCCTGTGACGTTGTTTTGGTAAATGAGAAAGTGACTCAGGCACGCAGTTTATCTTTGATTGTGAATGAATTTCATCGAACACACATAGGCTTGATAAAAGTAGATGTTGACGGCATGGACTGGGATGTGTTCAACGGCTGGGATTGGCATGTCAAGCCACCACTGTTCTTTGAGATGGACTTTAGAAATCCAGTGCAACACGTTGAATACGAACGAATGTTGGAACAAATGGTAGATGAGCAATATACCTACTTTTTCTTGTTTGACAATTTTGGTGAGTTTGTTATGAGAACTACCAGTATTGGCACTATTAAGGAGTTAATGCAATATCAAGCAAGAATGCAAAATAGGGGTCACAAGACTATCTATTACTTTGACGTACTGGCTTGTACAGTTGGAGATATACCCAATATCATGACCGCAGTAGCTGACTATATTGGGGAAAACTGATTTTTCTTGGTGGCGGGGACGCTAAATCCGTTTTGAGATTATCTCTTGGCAGTCTGTGCAGCTCTTTTAAATGCCATCGCAGTTGGGTAACCTGCTTGACCAGGACGTTTAGCAGGTAATCCCTTTTTACGTCTTTGGTTAATGTTGTAGTACAAACCACGTTTAGCTTTTGGAGTTTTCATCTGCAATTCCACCTTTTAAGTGATGCTCTAGCCCTTGTTGCTGGACCTTTAGCTTTTCTAACCACACCCTTCATTCTTGCACAAAATGAATTATGTCTTGAACCTGATTTCTGGGGTGCTTTTAACTTGCTCCCTGTTGCTCTGTTATATTTTGCCCGTCCCTTGGCTGTTAGTCCTGCCCCTTTTGATGCAGGTAATTTCTCCCCTCTTCCTTCCGATAGATTAGTTGATTTAGGCAAAGCTCACCCCTTCTTTAAGTTGTGCAATAGTTAGTCCTTGCGTGAACTGAAAGTGTGCCATCTCTTTAAATGTTTTCCAGTCTCCCGCCCACTCTAGTCCTGCCTGTTTACCCAGCATAGCCACAGATTCCCACACAGGATGACTTGTATCCCAGTCTGGCTTACCTCCTACAATAGGCACAACATCAATAGCGCAGCGGTAATTATGATAAGACTCACCGCCTTTTGCATTGGTGACAACGTGCCCTTTGGTTGTCCTTCCCTGGGCATACAAAGCATCCTGGCTTTCAATGTCACGATATGTAGATGTAATAAGCAGGTCAATGTTGTTGTCTTGACACAGAGCAATAAAGTGTTCAACCCTTGATTTAACTTCTGGTAGTAACTCATTGATGTCCCTGCTATTTATCATTTAGCTGCTACTCCCTGCACTTTCTCAAACGTTCTAAGTCCACCCATGCCAAGCATACCCATCATTAACTGCCAGAGGTTGTCATCTAAGCCTGGCAAAGGTGGCAAAGTATGTCCAGTCATCATGGCAATAGTACCTGCTAGAGGTCTAACCAAATATTGATATGCAAGTGCTAGAGCACATACCCAACCGATAGCTGGTCTCCAGCCTGATACAAACAAATTAACGTTTGCAGCTTCAATCTTGTTGATGTCAAGCTGACCTGTAATCTGTGCAAGCTCACCAGACTGCTGTAGCTTTAGCAACTCCAACTGAGCAGAGGCTTTCTGAGCAGGGTCAGGAAAGATTCTGTCAATCAGAGATGTTGCCAGTCCGAGTACAGCTTCTAATGGGAACATTAGAACCCCTCGCCAGGACAAACGTAAACAGATGCGTTAGCTGCGTCTCCAATTACTTTCGCATAAACGTTAGCAGTAGGACCAACCTGTAGCCAAGTTACAACTTTGTAAGAGTAAGGAGGCAACGAAATAACGTTAGAAGGTCCTGTGTCTGGCAAAGAAACATTGAAAGAATTAGACGCATTTATCTGTACATATACCGCAGCACTGGTATCAGAGTTTGCCAAATAATACTGTTGGCAAGGACTGGTAGCCGTGATGGTAAATACGTTAGATTGTGTGTTGGCAGCGCCTGTGACCGAAACCTTTACGGTCGGACCCATGGGCTGAAAAGGAATATTATTAGCCATTAGTACACCTTCTTGCCTGAACCTTCAGTTGGGCTTTTTTTAGTGTCATAACTGGGTGTGCCAGAGAAATCAATTACAGAACGAAAACCTCCTTTTGGCAGAGTGCCAGGAGTCCATCTAGCCATGTCAACAGAACCATCTCTGGGCAACTGTGGACGAATTGACTTGGCTATTTGTTGGTTAACCTCGTGTGGTCTTTGAACTTGAGAATTAGCCATGTGCTGATTCTCATAACCGTCTTTGTTAATCCACTGATTCTTTCTGTTGCTGCTTGGCATTATTTCTCTCCTTGTTGGTTACTATCAAGTAACTGAATAACACAAATATACTCAAAGTTGCGACTCTTGTCCAATCCCCTGCCCACATTGTGTAGCAAGCCAGACCGCAACTCATCGACAACGCCAATATCGTTATCAATCGGTCTGAGATGACCTCTAAGGCTAGACGTATTAAAGTTACTGAATCCATGATTTCTCCCGTTAAAGGTAATCATATTATCATATATCCTTATCGTCTTCCTCGTCATCGTGGTTAAAAAACCCTGAGCCGTACTCGTCATCAGATAGCTTTGCTTTCAAAGCCTCTAGCTTGAGCGCACGGTCCAGTATCTTTGTCTTGTCTGTCAGTGATGCGGTAGGGTCAATCATGGTAGCCCTGAGCAACTCAGAGATAGCTTTCTCAAGCTCTGGGTTTATACCTTTGTCTTTACTTTTTTTGCTCATAATTTAAAACCTAGCTTAACGGCTTCTTTTGCTTTTTCGTTTAGCTGATTTCTTGGGCTTACGAGCCGTTGACAAAGCAATAGCAATAATTTGTTTGCGGGGGCGACCACCCTCTTTTGTGAGCTTGCTAATGTTTTCTGAAATTGTTTCACGTGAAGAACCTTTTCTAAGTGGCATTATTTTCTCCTTTTTTCAGGCATATCAAAAACAGAAGTTGCTGTTGGAAGTGCGGATTGAGCAAAAGGCGCAGGTTCTTCTAATCTTCTGGCTGCACCATATTTTTTAATAGGATAAATTGGTAAAGAAAATAATTCTTTTGCAGCTCCTGCAAAACTTGGTTTAGGAACAATACCACGATTAATATCTTGGGAAAAACCTCGTCCTTTTGAAGGTGGCATCATTGATAAGGATTGACCCGCTTGCCCTATTTTTGCCAAAGGATTGTTATTGCCATAGATAGCACCTTGTTCAATTCTGGCTTGAATAGCATTGCCAACAGCTTCTGCTGGTATTACTCCCATCTCTGAGCCAGACCTTAATTGAGCTTCTTCTAATGTTTTTAAAGCCTCGTACCTTCGTCTAACGCCTTCTAAATCACGAGCAACATCAGGCATTGAACGGTCGGCAGCTTCATCAAACAAACCTTGCATTTTCCTGAATAAACTAGCTGTTCTATTGTTACTGGTACGTGATGCTGCGTCACCCAAAATACTTCTTATTTCGTTGTAAGCTGTAGCATCCATTTCAATATTACCCTGTTGACGCAGTGCAGGTATAACTGAATTCAATATTTTTAATGCTTTTTGACTTTGTTGAGCCGTGCCCTCTTCTTCTCCAATTCTGGGCAAACTAGCTATTTCTTTTTGTAAATTTTTAGGGACTGCACCAATTCTGTCTAAAGCTCCAATTAAAGCTCTAGACTGACCAAATGTAATTCCGCTAGAAGTTAAGGCTTGTTCTTTTGTTAGTAAATCTTGTATGCCTTTAAAAAAGTCATCATTAAATTCAACTTTTCTGCCTGTCAATATTTTGTTGTAATCAGAACTAGCACTATCTTTCGCTCGTTTAAATTCGTCTTTGCCAAACGCAGAGTTTTCTGGCAAACCAACAGATTTGTTGTATTCTTTGTTTGCCACGCCTTGTTGTTTTTCTAACGTTCCACGAGAAGGTCTTGCTTCTGGACCTAAAGATATTTGTTCTGGAGAAGGTGCTCCTCCCTTTTCTTTTATATATTTAGCAGATTCGATTCTTTCTTTTGGTATGGCTGGTGTTGCACCTCTTCCTAAACCTTCCGTTAAACCCAAACCCAAACCAGTGCCAAGTTCTCCAAAAGCTCTAGCAACAGGTTTATATTCTTTGTATTTTTCTGGAATAGCCCTGGATGCCAATTCTCCTCCAACGCCACTTAAACCTGCGCCTACAGTTTGTGAAGCTAATTGCGCCCCAGTCTTAGGTAACATTGTTGTAGCTATTTCTCTAGCCATTGGTGGACCAAACTTTTCCACAGCTTTTACAACAGGCAAAGCTGCCGTGTACGCAGTGGCAGGAGAAATAAAAGACTCTAACAAAGGAACTTGTTCTAACCCTGGTTCATCAGGTGGTCTTGTTGATTTTTTGCCAGAGGATTGAATATAGTCTGCTAATTTTTTAGCTCCCGCTTCATCTCCAGATTCATGGGCTTTTCTAAGAGAAGTATAAACTTCGTCCATATCAGACATTATTTGCCTCCATATTGTTTAAGGAGAGCCTTTATATCATCAGGATGGTCTTCTGTTGGCTCTTGATATTTATTTTTTAAAACTTCACCAAACGTTTCTTTTTTGTTTTTTGCTTGAACAAATTTATTAATATCATCTACCGTAAAAGGTATAACATTTCTAACTGTTTGTAAATTTTCTTTATAAACTTCTTTAAGTTCTTTTGGAGTGTTTGGACTTTTAAGTTTTACTTCCATTGCTCTTTCAGCAATTTGTCTAGCTTCCGCAAGTTTTGTTGAAGCAGTTTCAAGAGTGTCACCCTCTTTAATTTTTAAAATGTTGTCCATAACAGCAACTTCATTAACTCCAACTGCTCTACCACCTTTCATTAACTGAGAAAGGTTGTAACTAAGTTTTCCTGCTTCAGAATTATATCGCTGAGTAGATTCACTTGTCAGGGTGTTTGCAAAAGCATCTACTGGTGCAGTAAACAAACTATTGGTTTGTTTTCCACCAAAAATACCGCTAGTGCTTTCTATTGGCAAACCCATAATATTGCGAACACTTGCAGCAGCTTCATTTGATGCTGTAGCCATAATATCTCCAAATCCATATCGGTCTGTGCTTGTTCCTCCCGTTTTAGATTCTTTAATATTAAGACCACGTTCTCCTTGGCTTAACCGTACACGACCTTGACGTTCCATTTCTAATTCGTGACGACTTGGAATGTTTTTATCTTCTTCCTTACGCATTTCTGATTTATGTTTTTCAACTACTTTTACAGCCTCTGCCAAAGACTTAGAAAGTCCAACAGGACCAGTTTTGTTATACAACTCCCTCAAGAAATCAGCACCTTCTTCATTAATAGTTTGCATTATTTTGTTGTGAGCAGCTTCCTTATTAACGGGAGCTAAAGCCATAGCATCTTGAACACCTCTATGTAGGTTTTCAATTGTCTTATCTAATGCTTTTTGGTTCTCGTCAAACACATCTTTTTGTTGTTTGACAATATCTGCACGACCTTTTTGGTAACCTTCTAACATTCCGTTTTGTGCAGCCAAAGCAGTCTGTGCAGAGTTTTTACCCTTGCCTCCAACCATAACACCAAGAAGATTTGTAATTGCAAGAATGGTTGCTAAACGCTCTGGGTTTTCTTGGTCAGGAATATAAGCAGCAGCAGACTTTTTATCTATTGCTTCTTGATATTTTTCACGAATAGGGTCTAATTTTTTGGCTTGAGTTTCTCCAAATTCTGCCATGCTTTTAGCGTATTTAGCCTCATCTTCAGATTTTCTAATTTCTTTTTGTTGAGCAACATTTTGTTCTGACTCTAAAGATTCAGTATATTTTTTACGTAACGGGGCAACCGTTTTTTCTTCGTAAATGTCAGATTGCCTAGTAATAGGTGCGTTTAAATCTGTTTTTAATGTTTCTGCTAATGCTCGTGACATTATCTTCCTCCTTGCGCTGGTTGAGTCTCAGGAGTAGAAGAACCCCCGTACAAACTGGCTACAGTCCTAGCCATATTAGCTACATAGTTTGCAGTCATGGTCTGGATGTACTGGTCTTGTTGTATACCCATTTGTATAGCAGAAGCAGCGTATTGATTACCCGCAGCTAAGTCTTTAGAGCCTTGTGAGTATTGTTGTTGCAACGCCTGGTTGGTCAATGACGTTATTTGATTAACCGCTTGTGCCACACCAACACCACCCCTGTTGGCAATACCTTGCCCTAACTGTGCTCTGGCAGCTTGTATTGCTGCCTGGTTACCCGCAGTCAACTCACCTCTTTGAGCTTGAGCCATTTCTTGTGCGCCAAGTTGTTGTTGAGGTGCTCCAAGGGCAGACAATGCAGCAGGAGCTTGACCTGCTCCAGCTTGTGCTTTCTTAATCTGTTGTGCGCCTAAGATGGCTTGTAATCCACCTATGCCTAACGCTGCCTTTGTCCTGTCAGACATTGGTGCTTCAGGAGGAGGAGGAGGAGGAGGTGTTTTTGGTGTTGGCGGTGCACTTTCCAAAGGACTTACTTGCGTACCCGCAGCCAGTCTTGCGTCTGTTGGATTAACATCAGAACCAAAAGAAGCAGGAGTTCCCTGATTAGCCAGTCCCACATCTATGTTGGGTATGCTAGGTTGAGGCGTAATTGTTTGCGGTTGCAGAGGGCTTAAATCTGGCTGACTAGACACAGACGGTCCAGCACCAGCAGTGGAATATGGTTCGTTACCACCACCAGAGAAATCGCTAGTAATTGGTTGTGAAGGTGCGGGAGCAGTTTCTGTTGCAGGACCTGGACCTGCACCACCAGTCAAATACGGCTCTCCCTCTGTTCCATCTTCATAAGACGGAATACCTTCTTTAGTGATGCGTCCAGAGCCACCCCTCTTCTTTAGAAGTTTAGCTTCCTCATCATTGATGTAGGCAAGTTTGTGCCCAGGAGGAGCTTTTGCTTGTAATAGCTTGGCAATCTGACGCACATCTGCGCCCATTCTTGTTAAGTTTCTGACTGCGTTTACCATATTAAATTCCTAATGCTGTGGACAAGTTACCGTAATCTTTAGTTTCTTCTTCCTGCGCCCCTGGCTGAAGTTTGAGAGACTGTACGTTCCAGACTGCCTTTTGTGGCTGGTCTGATTCTACTGAGACTCCACCTGCTGCGCCACCCCCCAAGCCTTGTGTCTGACCTGTTAGCCCTTGAGGAACAATACTAAGACCCGTTCTCAACCCTGTACTCAACCCTGTATCTCTGGGCACAAGACCTTCTATAAACAAATTAGGAGTGTACTTAGGAGGCGGTAAATTTGTTTCTGTTGGTGGAGGCGTTGTTGGTGGCGGTGGTATTGACGTAGGTGGAGGTGTTGTTACAGTTGTTGTTGGCGGAGGCTGTCCACCAGGTTCATTACCAGGTGGTTTGCCCGCTGGTGGAGTTGGATCTACTGGAGGCTCAGTTGGAGCTACTGTTGGAGGTGGTGGTGGCGGTGGTGGTGGCGGTGGTGGTGGCGGGTTTGGAGTTGGTTTGTTTGGTGGTGGTGGTTCAATAGGTTTTTGAGGGTCAATTTCAGGACCTGGCTCTTTTCCAGGCAATATTTGTGGATTAGGTTTAAGTACGGTTTGTCCACCAGTATTTTCTCCTGGTTTTAATGTTGGTTGTCCACCAGTGTTTGCTTGCGTTCCTGCTCCAGTGTTAGAAACTGTTGTTTGTGTAATATTGACTGGGTTTTTAGTGTCAGTCAAATTGATTACATCACCTTTATTACTGCCTGATGGGGCTTGTCCAATGGAGGTATTTCCTTTGTTATTAATGAACAAAGCCGTATTAGTAACTGGGTCTATATTAAAAATAACAGATTCATTTGGTGGTAGTTGTCTAGCAGCTGTAATTATTACTTCAGGCAAATAATATACAGGTCCGTTAGAAGCCAAGCCAGTTGAAGAATCCCATCCATTTCCCTTACCTGGGTCAAAAGGACCAGCAATATTTGATGATTTAAGAATTTGAGCTAATTGAGCTTCCTCACCAGAATTTAAATCTGGAGTATAAAAACCAGCTCTAATACCTAAACTTAACGCAGAAGGTATGTTTACACCAAGTGTAGATATAAAGTTAAGGTAAGCAGATGGGTTTAGTGAGTTAAGAGCATTTTTTACTAAATTAGAAAACTTAGATGCTTCATCAGTTGAACCAGGTGATGCTGTCGCAGCTGCATTTACCTCATTAACAATTTGACTGACTTGTTGCGATGTATAACCTTTAGACAACATATCACCTTCAGCTTGAGATATGTAACCTGGACTTAGGACTTTATTAACAGTGTCTCCGTACATTGCTTGCGCTTGACTCAAGAATGTTTGTAAAACATCATTAGCAATTGTTCCAACAGAAATGCCGTACTTTTGTAATTGTTGCAAAAGTGTTTGCTCATCAGCCGCTGTTCCAGACGCAGCAAATATTTTTTGTGATGTTTCGTCAATAATTACTGGTAAATTTTGCGTTGCTCCGTTTGCATCTACATAAGTAAAAAATGCTTGACCATTGACAATATTTGTTGTTCCTGGTGGCAAATTAGGCAAACCACCAGGACCAGCCACTTGATTGTCAGTAACAATATTTAATGGCACATACCCTTGCGGAGTTGCCATGTTATTGATTTGGTTTGCAATTTCAACAGATTGTTGTTGACCTTGAAAATACTGTTTTATTTGGTTACTTGCGTCTGAGTTGTAAGAACCATCCCAGTTGTAAATATTTCCTGTTTTTGCATCGTAATAAACAGTATTACCACTTGGGTCTTTACTAGCAATTAATGTGTCATCAGAATTTCTACCTGCACCAGAAGCAGCACCTGCTAAGGCGGTAAATGTATTACCACCTGCTTGCAAATAACCTTGGGTTGCTCCTGACAAAATATTTGTAATTAATTTGTCTGGGGTTACACCTTGTTGACCCGCAATATAAGCACTACCTGTTTGTATTCCAGAAGCTGCAACAGCTGCCCCAGCATCTTGCAAAGCCTGTTCTACGGTTGCGCCCTTAGCTAAAGCAGTAACAGCACTAGCACCACCAGAAACAATAGCATTAATAACGGTTGGACTTGTAATTAAACCTTTTCCGCCGTTATATATTGTCTGTGCAACTTCTGGGGATGCGCCAGATATTAATGCGGATATTGCTGCGTTTTGTAACGCTTTCTGAGTTGGCACTCCCGTTGCAATTTGTTCTGCAGCAGATAATGTTGCGGTAATAGCAATTTGTGATTGAGCTGCGGTTAATGTAACACCTGTTGCTTCAGCGATTAACGGAGTAAGACTAGGAGCTAAATATTCAGCTAATGCAGGTATTGAAAATGCTGCTGCTAATTCTGCTATTGCAACAGGATTGTTCATTAATTGACGAACAAATCCATTTCCTTGATTACTTTTTTGGTTGTTAATTTCTTCTTGTATACGTGCGTTTGCTAAATTTAAACCTTCACTAAAGTCTGTTTGTAATTGGCTTGGAGTTACACCATTACTTGATAAATATTGATTTGCAACATCTATTTGTGATTTTAGAGTGGCTTGCGTTGTGTTATCTACAGTGCCTTCTTCTACTGCTTCTGCGTAATTTGCAACTGAGGTAATGTAATGGTCTTTAACAAAAGAAACAGGGTCAGCCATTGCGTTAACAATTGTGGCTCTACCCGCACCTTGACCACCTTGTTGAACTGCTGTCAGTGCAATAGATTGTAAGAATGGTACTGCTTGTACTTGTTCTAAAGTGTATCCAGAACCTAAAACGTTCGCCATCAGAACACTCCTAATGCTTGTGCTATCTGCTGGTGTATATCTTGGTGAACACCTATCCAATCATAGAAGTCATCTTCTTTGTTGAAATCAGCATCTAGCAATTGAAAAGGATTTTCTAAATTAAGAATCTGCGCTAAAGACTCGTGCATCTGGTTGTGTATAAGCAACCAATCATCAATGTTAGCTGGGTTTAAATCTTCTATAGGATAGAACGGTGTCTCTACACCTTTTGTATTTAACGTGCTAAAGAACAGTTCATGCTGTAAATAATTCTCGAACGTAAACCTGGCAAGACCTTCTAGGTCACCAAACTCTACGTAAGATAAATCATTTTGATTAATTTTTATCTGCCTTGTTATCTAACTTGTCAAATATCTGCTTACAAATACTTTTAATCTCGTCTATATCTCTGTGATAGTCATCTTTAGTCACATAGTCTTTTGGCATATCACGAATGTCTGAGTCTAGACGTTCTATAGCCTTAGAAATATTGTTCAACACCCATCCCGCAAGGAATCCTGCAATTGTGACGACAATATCAAATAGTTGTTGTAGTTCCATGTTTTATTGAGCGTAATAAGGCACTTTCACGACAGTGCCATTCAAGTCAAACAGCATATATCCCTGCGGAACAAGAGGGATACTAGCCGTAGACATTGTGGCATTGGCGTTAGTAGTAGCGGTGTGATTGATTGTTTGAACGTTTTGTGTACCAGCGTTAATTGTTACGTTACCGCTTGTAATTGTTACGTTAGAAAGAGTTAAGTTGCCAACACTAGACGTTGT